GCGGCAGATCCCGCCGTCACCGTGTAGGGTCCAAGGTCTTGACCATGTTTTCCCCGCAAGGCGATCTTGTAAGTCTCGCCGACCTCAAAAGTGACATCTTCAGAGAGGGTCAGGTTTTGCCCGTTGATCTCTTTGACGAAACCATTGGTCCCCCATTTCGGAATATCTGACCCAATGCGGACAAGATCCCCGAAGGTCGGGTAGTAACCTTCAAGACCTGTCACAATGCTTGCAACGTCCCGCTCGTTTTTCTCCATGTACCAGAGATACATTCCCAGATCATAAGCGTTTTGGCGATCCGTCACACCCCGCAAACGAAGTTTCTTGGGATAGTTTCCCGCCTCCCCTCCAATCCGGCATTCGACGGTTTCAAGTTTCCACGTTGTCTCGTCCAGATATTCAACGTCAAGACCGTCGTTCTCTTTGAGTTTGGAAAGTTGTTTGGTCAGCTTGAAAGAGTTCTTGATTGTGTTTTCCGGGTTCAGGAAAAAGTCCGGCGACGTGTTGGGTTTGTCCCGGACCAATGTAATCTTTGTCCCATCCATGATCGGTTGAGACTTGTTCACGAAGAGACAAGCTTTGATTGCCTCCCAAACCGTCCCCCTTTGGTCAAAAACATGGTCAAATGTGATCCCGGCGGTGTCGGCAACTGTTGCTTCAGATCCGAAAAAAGAAAGGTCAAGGAAGGCGTCATCAAGATCTCCGCCATAAGATGCCCGGAGAATGTTCGCCATTGCCCAAATCGGAGACCGTGATGCAGTCCGGTCGGCATAAGAATCAACCGCCGCCAATGTCCCCCCTCCACCATCCCAATCCGGCAACATCCGGGTTGCCACAACATTGACCCGGTTTGATGCCCGGTCGTTCAAATTGTTCGTTGCCTTCGCCTTCACCGCCAGCATGGTGACATCTCCGAAGTCGGTCACATTGGGAAGGAACGCCCGGAGACCTGCCCAAATTGCATCATGCCCCGCCCGGTGTGAAGTGTCCTTGGTGTCGGTCCGTTGTCCCCGGACTTGGTAACGTGCCGCCGTCACTGCGATTTCAAAAGTGAATCGTTGCGGTGTGTTGGTTGCCAGAGTCTTTGACACATTGGCAAGAGTTGTCCAATCACCAACCGGATCACCATCATCATTGATTTCTTGGTATTCAAATTCTAAGGTCACCGTTTTTGAGGACAACCCGCCGGAGTCGTTCGCATAATAAAGACCCTTGGGGAAGACAACATCCACCTGAAGCAAGTTTGCATCCGTGTTTGCGTCGTTGACGATGAAAGGACCATTCCACCCGTCCGGTTCTTCCAACTCCAAAGTTCCGACCGCATCCGAAGATTCGACGTTGGTTGGGAAAAGGTCAATTGTTTCCCCCGGCAATGCAATTTCGGTCTCCACCTCTGCAAAGTTGCTCGCCAAGGTGTCTTCAATGAAAACCCCATGATCCGGGTCGGTGTCGGTGGTCACATCATAAGAACCATGACCAAGGCAGAAAAGTTGGTATTGATATTGATCGTTGTCAATAAACTGGTTGTAAGGGGCGGCGGCATAACTAGGCCAAAGCTTGTTCTTTCCGTAGGCGTCTTCGATAACATGACCAAGGCGGTTCTTGTTCCGTTGTCCTTGAAGATTGAACACTGTGTCGGGTTCCGGGATGTCCCCCGCTCTTGGAGGATCAAAACCAAGGAAGTAGTAAGTCGCCGCCGCTGCCAACAATGCAACGAAAATCAAACTGACACCAAAATCATTAACGGCGGGAACCCAATAGACGCAATCGCCATCATTCAAGACGACGTCTCCCCACTCTTCACGCAAAGGAAGGATTCTTTTGCCATCGACGAAGGCAAGACAGATCCATGCGGTGTCTTTATATTTCCCGGCGATTGAACCCAGAGTAAAACCACTGTCCGACCGTTCCTCACATTTCAAATTGTGATGCGGGTCGAATGGGTTTTCTAACTCAAAAATTTTGACCATTGGAAAAATTCAATGCGGTTCATGCCTAATCGTTCAAGGGTCCGTCGGTCGTGTAAACTGACAAAACCACTAGAAAAGACATGCAAGCATTTCCCCCCGTCGATGTCCAACCAAATCCCCGCATGATTGATCGCCCGACGCCGGGACATTGCCACGATGCAACCGTGAACGGGTTCATCCACTCTTTGCCAATCCGGGGACTTCGACCCTTCCTCAAAAAGCCGGGAACAAGTCAGAACATCAAATGGGTTGGTCCCAACCCGGTCAGGCAAAGGTTGCCCGAACACGTTCTTGAAATACCAGACAACGAGACCCCAACAGTCGAACCCGTCCAGATCCCTTCCTTGGGGCTTGAAAGGAATCCCCAACAGTTGATCAGTTGCCAAGTGAAGGGAACCGGGATCTTGTGTAATATTGGGTGAGGTATGCGGAATTGATGACATCGGTAAAGGAGGCACGTCCGACGACCTTGAAAGCATCAATTTGGATGTTTTCCAGATAGAACACATAAGGTTGTGACGTTTGCGGTTGAGATGTGTCGTTGGACAGAAAAGGACGGTATTTGACAACAACCGGATCGTCAGTTGCCCCGATTGCATCAATGAAGTCGGGAACGTCCGGGTCGATGTTGTCAATTGCCAATTGAAGTTCCTGCGACCCTTGCGTGTCGGCGGTCGGCGGAATCAAATCGAAGGGGACAGGTTGGAAAGTTTGGGTCGAGTCATCTTCAAGGGTCAGATCCCATGCTTGACGATCCCGGACCAAATAGAGTGTCCCGGCAGGTAAACCAGAATGTGAAATCTCCAACGTGTGAAGGGTGTTCCTGTCATTCGGGGCAAGGGCGTTTGCCTCGTTCAAGGCATCTGTCAAAACACTGTTTGGCATCAGGCATTAAGATCGAACCCGGTCAATGTCCTCTTGCGAATAACCGAAAAACAACAACATATCATCCGGGACAAAGGTTGCTTCAATATCACTCATGCTGCCCGGCATTGAATATCCACTTTCTGGATCTTGTAGCAATGAAACCACATCATTTGCAGCAACTTCTTGGTTGTTTCGTAGCAATTCAGGTTTCCTCCCAATGAATACAACAAGACGCAAATCACCGGGACCATGTATCAATGAGTTCACTGATTCATGGACGGATTGATCAATCAGTTGTTGTGAAATGTCGTCGGCATCGACTTCACAGAACCGCAGCATGTCCGGGTTCCTTTGGAACCAAAGGTCATCAGGGTCTTTGTATTTTGCCCGGATTTGGTCCCTTGTAAACGTGTCGAGGTCCCCAACGCATTCCGGCGGGTCACCAAGGAAACCGACGAGAAATTCAGATCCATCATCGCAGATCGTGACACCTCCACGGTTTGTCTCAAAACAGTTATAGTCGATAGAATCAATCCGACCGATGGGGAAAGAGCAATATTTTCGATCTTGGCTCATGGGTAACTAACATAAGAAGGACCATTTTGAAGCACGGCGGAACCGGTGCCTTTCAAATCAATCATTGTCCCGGTCAAATTGATGGAGACAAGGAAATGCAGTAAGTTTGTCGCAGATGCGTAATTCCCTGAATCGGTTCTAAAGTCATGATCTCCAAGGGTTGTAATTTCTGCAATCTCGTTGTCTGTTAAAACTTCGTCCCAGATCCCAATGCAACGAAGTTTTCCACCAAATGGTAACGACCCAGAGAACCAATTTCCGATTAAAACATCCCGGTCAATATGGTCATCAAGGTAAGCGTTTGTCAAGGTCCCTTGCGAAACCCCATCAAGGAAAAATTCAATGGTTCCGTCGGACGCATTCACCTTCCGGGTCAAAACCATATCGTAGAAAGTATTATTTGATATCGTGCTACTTGCTATCGACTGTGTTGCACCACCAGAACCCCGCATCAAGCCATTCGCCGTGGAACTAACATTACGGATTGCCATGTAATTATCTGACCCAGCTATCTCCCCCGACACGAAGGTGTACCCTGTCGCCGTGACATCGTCGAAAGATGCCCGGACGTACAAAGTGAAATCCCCATCGTTGATTGACTCTTTCAAGTCTGTAAATGGGATTGCAAAATCGGTGACACCGTCCATTTGCAAAGCATGGCTTGATGCATAATCAGGTAAAACAAAGTTCGCAACGTCTTGATGCCATGTCGGAGAGTTGACAAGGGTCAAGGTGTTGCTATTCCCGGAACCATCTGAAACGGTGGTTCCTGTCTTCTCTTCAAAAAGGTTGTCAACTTTCAGGTTGGCAGCAGAAGCATAGTCTTTGGCGATGGAAGTGACTTCGACCGGGATACCACTGTTGTATATTGCTTGAATTTCACTACTTGGCAGAGCAGTGTCCCAGACCCGGAAAAGGTCAACATGTCCTTTCCAATATGACCCCGGTGTAGTATGTGACCCAATAGAGCAACCAGAGTTCAGATCCATGTCGTAAGATGTACTTGTGGCATTGTAAACTTCGACATTGTCTACTTTGATCACAATGTCCGTCCCAGATCTAGTCAGGACTAATTGATGCCATTCCAACTCTGACGGCGTTGCCGTCAAAAGGGCGTTGCTTCCTGATCCATTTTTCCAAAAATTTAAACGATAATTGGTTGCTGATCCAATTTTCCGAACCGCTAAACCATTTGTGGTATCCCCAAGCATGAACAGAAAATAATCATTCGCAGTTTCTAGATGGTGCGGTTTGAACCAAATTTCTACTGACAAATCCCCGGTCCCAATTGTCGAAGGGTCAAAAGCAGACGTCGCATATTGATTAACCCCGTCCATGTAAACCGCTCCCGTGTTCGTCAATGCGGCAAGAGGGGGAAGACCGAACTTTGAAACGGTAGCGTCAGAAACTCCCGCCGTGGTTTCGGCAATGTATAAAGCCAATTCTTCATTGTCGAAAAATTGCTGTCCGGCCAAGGCCCGTTTTTTAAATTTGGCAAGGTCCGAACTGCCGCCCTGAATAGGTTGGTCAGCAAATGTTTTGTCGTGTAGTTTTTTAAAACCCATCTTACGAACCTGTTACAGGTGGGGAAAGTCCAAGTAATTGAGCGGGGGAAGATCCTGCCGCCGTGAATGCGAAGTAAAGTTTTTTAGTGTCCGTTGCCCAATACCTTTGACCCTTTTTTGCACGTTTGGCAAAAGTCGTTTTGTTGGCGTCCGTACCATGTGCCATTTGATGTATGACAGGTTGCTGCCCAAATGCCTTTTGAAATGCCATTTCTACGCCGTTCCTGCTTGTGTCAAAGGTGATGGGTCACGAGGTCCATAGTCATCATTATCAGAATCAATGAACAAGGGGTCATCTGTTGCCGATGCCGTGAAATCAGAACCCCATTGGTATACATGACTTTCTTTCCCGGATGTCGCATTCACCGCCCCGCCGTTTTGTTTATAAGTGGCGTTGGAAGATGCAGTCCGGGCGAGAACTCCATTGTCAAAAGTTATGGTTGTATTGTCTACCAGATAAACCGCCGTTCCGGTGTCGGTTTCCTGAGCAATGACAGTACAGAAATCAAAGGTTGGACTTGTATCAAGGTCTTTGACAAAATTTGTGACGCCATCGGCCAATTCAAAAAGGCAGAATTTGAAGTTGGCAGCACATTTGTCCTGCATGAAATTCGCACCCGATCCGAAGAACCCGCATCGGTTGAATTGGATTGCCCCCATGCGATGCTTCATGGTGTTGGCATTCAAAGTGAAGTCAATGCCTTCGATTGTGCAAGTGTTGGCAGAGTCACCCCCGGAATAAGGCGACCCGAAAGGGGCTTCATTCGCCGATGTCCAGTCGATTGTCACAACCGGGGTTCCGAAAATGTCACGGTGGTTTTTTGCCTTAAATGTGATCCCATCGGTTGCATTGTTGTTGATGCGGATGTCATCATAAGCCCCATCTTCAAAAATCAAAATGTCGCCAGAGGACAAACCGCCAATTGGGGGATCTGTCTCGTCTGAATCATAAGACCCGTCAAGGATCGCATCAAGGTCCGCCGTTGTGTCGATTTCCCAAGGGTCCACCTCAGTACCTTTGCCAGTTGTTCCAGCCCCGAATTTTACAAAGTATTCCATCAGTAAGAACCCCCCGAAATTACAAGTTGAGAAGCAAAGCAACCTTGGTTTGGAGAACCGAAAGATTGATAGTGTGGAAGACCATTGTAGGCGATTTCTGAACTGTCTCCGGCAGCAATCGTCAACGCTTGCCCCTTCATGTCTTCAATCGACCGTGCAAGCGTCTTTTGTGAAGGCTGCCCGGAAACCGGGTTGCTTACCTCTGACCCTGCCCCGCTTGCAGGACCTGTTGCGACATCATGGACGAAATCCGCCCCGTCATGCAGTTTGTCAACAGAATCTTGGATGTTGGTTGGGATTGATGACATCAGTTAAAAGAGTGTTCGGATTCAAAATGTTCGCATTCTTCCCAGAGAGCGTCAACAGCAATTTGGAATGCTGCAAGATCTTCCCCTTCAGAAATTAAAAGTTCAAGCAAATCCTCATTGATTTGTCCAGATTCTTTGATCTCAATGGTCGCTGAAACGTCCCAATTCCCCCCGTGACGGTGTTGGGCCTTGTAGTCAGAAGCAAACCGGATTTCAACAGAAGTCAGGTTGAGTCCGTCGGCAATTGGCAACCGCATAGAAAACCAATCATTCCCACGGTTTACACGATGTACCCAAAAACCTTTCCAAGCGGCATATTGCACACGGGTCAATTCGAAAGTCGCCGATGCCAATTCGGTTTCCTGAGAAAACCGACGACGTTGACGAACCCGCCCGGAGTCCATGTTGGATCGAATGTTGCTGAAGTCTGCATCGACGTTGAAAGATACAGAAGGAAGGGGAAAAATTGTTTCCGGCCAAGTTTGAATTGCCATCTTATGCGGTCCTTTGCATTCCGAAATTGCGGGTCAGGGACGGTACGAAAGACCCGCCTCCGTAGTTTGAATCTTTGGTCAATTTTGCTTCGGTCGCCTCAACCGCCTCTTGGATGATGATTTGCCGTTCGCCGTTTGGCAGCATGACCGTTTCGGCTTTGTCGATCCGTCCGGTTGTCTGGTTGATGATGGTGATGCCCCCGGACCCGCCACGGTTGGCGATGTCGAAGAGTTTCGCCTGCTGTTGTTTGTTCAGGATCATCTCACCCGAATTCACATTGGCGACCACGTTGTCACCTGAAAAAGAGGTTCCGGGGACGATGCCCCCATGTTCAAAACTTCCTCCAACCGGGGCGGCACGGATGGCGGCAACATTTGCAATCCCGGCAGCAACGGCAGCACCAGCGGCAGCAACACCCAATGCAGGACCGACAACAGGAATCCCGGCCATTGCGGAATATGCGGCGTTTGCAGATTTATAGGTGTCAATGATCGCCTGAGTGATGGCAACCGCTTTCTGAGCCTTTAACGCCGCTTGCCCAATTTTGGAAAGTGTCTTGTTGTTGGATTGGGCAAGCTTGGCATAGTTTCCAAACATATTTTTTGCAGTCTCCAACCCCTGCATCATCCTTTCTTGCTCCATCTGAGCAATCAAATCGTTCTTCTCCCGCTCCAATTCGGCAATCATCTTGTTCCGTTCTTCCCCGGTCAGGGATTCGGCATCCATGATGATTTCGTGCCGTCGGGCATAGAAGTCTTTTAACTCGTCAAGTTCAAGTTGCCAGTTGGATCTTTGGAAATCAAGTTCACGGATCTTGCGGTCTTCAAAACTGGAAACATTCTTTTCATATTCCTGCCGCAACTTCTCTTCCATTTCGGCCCGGATCTCAGAACCCGCCACGGTGTTTTTGCGGACGATCTCCAACCGTTTCAAATAAGACCCTTCCAACGCCCTTTCTTCAGCACGAAGTTGGTCAACCAACCTTTCAAACTCTTCTTTCTCTTTCTTACCAGATCCGACACCGGATGGGATTTGAGAGACTGGGGACGATGGAGGATTGAGGGCAAGGTCAAATGCTTTTCTTGCCGCCTTCATTTTTTCCCGTTCTAAATTCTTCTTGTCATTTTTCTCCCGGATCTTTTCCAACTTCTCTTCAAGACCCATGACGGTCTCATACGAAGAGGCCCACTCCAATTCAATCTCTTGGATCGAAAGTTTTCTTAGTTCGTCGGTCACTTCCCGGTTGGAATCATACGCCGACCAAATCCGGTTGATCCTTTTTTGGGCGTCTTCTTCTGCAACCACCCTTGCAGCGGCGGCGTCTTCCCAAGCGTTTTTCAAATCATCAACGAAACTTCCATCCATCAAGTTCTTGGGGTTCAATGCTTTTGCGACCCGTTTGGCATACTCAATGATTGAATCAAATTGAGTCTTCAAACCAAGCCACATTGATTTCGCCAACGTCTTCACGAATTCGATTGATTGGCCGAACAAGAAAAGAAGCTCGACGGACA